TGAAGTGTACTTATCTAGTAACGGATCTGTTACAACTACAGTGCCTAGCGATAACTATCACGTTGTCTTAGGTAAAATTTTAACTAACAATAGTATTGCTGTGGCCATAGAGCCTAGCATTAAACTTTAGGAGTATGTATGGCTCAAAAACCAATTCAGTTAATTAATGGAGTTCTTACTCAAGTAGAAGCTACAGTAGTATCTACCGGATCTGGAGATGCTGGAGAAGTAGTGGCACTTGATAGCAATGGTAAGATTGATCTCAGTGTCCTTCCTACCGGAGTGGGGCCAGACCTTAAAGTGCTTCTTGCTTCTGAGAATATCGGAGCAGGTAAGTATGTTAATATCTGGAATGATACAGGAGTAGCTAAGGCTAGACTTGCTGATAACTCTAACGGAAGACAAGCTCACGGCTTCCTAAAGGATGCTGTATTATCAGGAGCTAACGCGACTGTGTACTTCGAGGGGGAGAACGCCGCACTATCTGGCTTAACTCCTGGTGCAAGATATTACTTGGGTACTGCTGGTGGAGCTACTGCTACTGCTCCTACATTCGCAGGTGGCGCATCAATATCTCAATATGTTGGTATTGCTATCAGCACTACTGGTATTAATACAGATATCGAAGATGTAGTGGTATTAGCTTAATGTTACACAAGCCATTAGTTCTTAATAATGGCAAGATCAGTCAGCTACCCGCTGGTGACTCTATCAGCAGCGGCGTAGCTACTATTAATGAATATACGACAGATCCTTCATCTCCCAGCGCAGGTGATACTTGGGTATTAAAGACAGGTGCAGGATCTCCTATTGGTTTACTACTAGCACTTACTAATAATAATATTAGTTACTCGTTGAGTTTTAAAACTGTTTCAGGTGCTATAGTAAGAACTACTTTAAAGTGAGAGGTGATGTATGGATAACATTAACGTAACACCAGGAGCAGGAGCTACAATAGCTGCTGATGATATTAGCGGTGCGCTTCACCAGAGGGTTAAAATCGTTACCGGATCTGATGGGATATCTACAGGTGATGTCTCTACATCTAATCCGCTTCCTTCTACTCTCACAGCAGCAGAGCAAGCTATTCTATCGTCAATTGCATCTAACACTGCATCAGCAATTACAGACTATACAGCTACAGGAACTATCACTGCTCTTAACGGTACAGTTCAAGTTGGTGCGCAGGGAGCTTATACCACTGCTATTACTGTCTCAGGTACTTGGGTAGGCACATTGGTTTTTGAATCTCAAAATCCAGGTGGTACTTGGGTAGCTGTACCTGCTTATCAGGTAACTAGCACGCTACCTTATCAGGCTACTTTTAATACTACGTCTAATGGTACATTCCTTATCACTGGCGGTGGTTATCTTAACACTAGAGTTAAAGCCACTGCATATACATCTGGTACTGTGCAGATAGACTTAGATGCATCTCTAGCGCAGCAGACGGTCTTCTCTGCTCAGCTTGGCTTATGGTATACCAGACTACAAGACTCATCTGGTAACGGATTAGCAGGTCTACTATATACAGGATCTAAGAACGCATTAACTGTAGCGCAGTCAGCAACTGACTTCATTGCTGCTAGTAATAACTCATCTACTACTCAGTTAGCTGCTGGAGCTACCTTCACAGGTACGGTAGAGAACGCTTTTAACCAACAAAATTACTCTATTTTGCTAGTGTCAGATCAACCAATGACTCTCAATATCTTCCAATATATTGATGCTGCTGGAGCTAAGTTAGCGCAGCAGTCTACCTTCACGGTTGCTGCCAATACTCCATTCGCTAGATCCGGTGTTATCAATGGTAACTTTATTAAAGTTTCAGTGCAAAACACTGGAGCAAGCACTACAACTACATTCCAGTTAGATACAGCATACGGTACTATCGCTCCAGCTACAGTTCTTAATAATGGTCCAGTAGCTATTAACGAGATCAATGGTATAGCTACAAGCTACTCGCTCGGCTTGCCAGTTAACGTGCTAGAGACACCTAAGGCTACTTACTCTGCTACAGCATTAGGTACTGGAGCTGGTTTAGTCCCTGCAAACAATGCTACAGATATTGTGTATATTGCAGGATCTTCCACTAAGACTATTAAGGTACAAAGGATTATTCTAACTGCAACACAAACTACAGCAGCAGTTCGTGACGTACTTTTAATTAAGCGATCTACTGCTAATACAGGTACGTCTACAGCATTAACTAAAGTACCTAACGACTCAACAAGTGCAGCAGCTACGGCTTCCATAGTATCCTATACCGCTAACCCTACAGTGGGTGCAGCAGTTGGTACGGTATATGCCGAGAAAGTAAACATTAGCACTACGGCTCTCGGCGGTGGAAAATTAGATGTGAACTTTACTGATATTCTAGGTCAGCCAGTAGTTTTAAGAGGCACGGCAGAGGGATTAGCGGTTAACCTAAACGGTGTAACATCGGCTGGTGCAGCTATCTTCTGCACAGTATTCTGGACAGAGGAGTAATATGCAAAACTCTAATTTTAATCCTATCAGTGTTAATGATTTTGATAAGAACAAGGTATCTTCTGCTAATAAGGGTGTTGAGACTGTGGCCACTGCTGGTGCTTCCACTAACTTAGATCTGACTCTAACAGATGATGTGCTTCTAACAGGTCTACAGGTTATAGCTCAAGGATCAGTATTTGGTGATAACGTAGATCTACAGGTATTAATGGGTAGCACTGTGGTAGCTCAGTTTGGCACTTCTATCTACTTACCTTCAGACGAAGATATAAAACTAAACGAAGAGGCTAAGTATCCTGCCAAGATCCCAGCAGGTCTAACTCTAAGACTTATCTATAACTCTATCGGTATGACTAATGTGCCTGTAGCAGTTAACTACAGACTACATAAGGTGCTAGTGTGATAGAACTACTCGCCAAGATCATTGGTAAGATTAGATGGCCTTGGCTCTATAGAGCCTTTACTGGTAGACAGTATGGGTTAATGATTGAAGATCACGACAAGATCAAGCAAGTACTTAAGCGTGGTGATATAGTTCTAACATGGAGATCATCTCATCTATCTAGCTACTTCATCGCAGCAGGGCACTACTTGCTAACTGGTAGATTTACTAAGTGGTCTCATGTTTTAATCACAGTATCAGACTCAGATGATGACTTCGTAGAGGCTATAGGTATCGGAGTTGTAGACTCTAAGTTCTCTAAGATATTTGACTGTGAAGCATGCGCTATTCTTAGGCCAAAGATGCCAGACGGCATAGACTGGACCTTAGTAATAGGAGAGGCGCTTAACGATATTGGCCATAAGTACGACTATAGATTTAATCTCAAAGATGCTTCTGAGTTTAGCTGTGTAGAGCTTGTACTTGACGCTCTAAAGAGAATACCAGACTATGAGTCTAGGCTACATGGCTTACTAGCTATGATTAAGAACGAAGGACAGTTAACGCCACCTATGTACTATGAGTGCGGATCGTTCGATGTAGTCTTAGAGATTAGGAGAGACTAATGATATTCGTTAACATGGATCTAGACTCTAAGTATCAGACTAATGAGAAGGTGAGACTAGACTTCTCTAAAACTCTAGTCACTGTAGACAACGATCCCATTACATTAGTAGAAGTGCAGCCTGATGGTGGCGACTGGATTGCCATAGCTAATCCAGCTAAGCAGTCTGGATGGGTATTAGACTGGCAATACACTATTGCACAGAGCGTAGATATTAACATTAAGTTCAATGGTGTACAGGTTACTCCATCTAAGACTATCGAGATCGTTACACCTGAGACTGATATGCTCTACTCTACTGATGCCGACCTATTCGCATTAGAGCCTGATATAACTAAGTGGCTACCTACTGGTCGTTCAACGTGGAGTTATGTGCATCGTAAAGCTCAAGATAAGATCATATTCGAGCTTAATAAGTCTCGCATCTATAACATGGATGGAACGCCATTACTTAAGTCTCAGATCTTAGACAAGGATGAGGTTAAAGAATGGAGCGTCTACTTAGTTCTATCGTTAATCTTTAAGGGCATCTCTAACCAGGTTGATGATGTATTTGAAGCTAAGGCTAAGTACTACGAGTCTAAGGCTAAGGAAGCTAAGGAGTACTGCTTTAACGTGCTTCGTGTAGATGCTAATAAGGATGCTGTTACAGATGTTAACGAAGTGTACAGCTTCAGATCTTCGGTGATGGTGAGATGAGCCTAACTGCACTTATCCCTTACTTCGAGTCTAGATGTGATGCCGCAGGACTTACCAAGTTTAACGATGCCTTCGGTACAGAGATCCCATCGACTATCTTAGATAACAGCTACCATATTAGGCTTGGAGATGTGACCACTCGTGAGCCACTTAATCAGCACGTTATAGTTATGTCTTCACCTATTACTATCTTGATATGGCTTAAGGGTTATCGAGATACTGCATCTGCTCGTGATGGAGCTATAGCGCTATCTCGAGACTTGATTAAGGACTGCTTACTAGCTGTAAATCGCTTTAGTGTTGATATTAAAAATATAGAGTTTAATAATATGATAGTTGAGCCACTAGGTGCTGATAACGATAACATCGTACAGGTATCTCTAGGCTTTAACTGTGTAACCGTTTTAGGTATTGATTTATAAAAGGAGGCCGTATGGCTATTGAAAACATTAAGATCCGTCCGATGTACGTCTACTTGGGAGAGAACACTTACCAAGTTCAAAAAATTAGCTGTAAGGCTGATGTTGCTGGCTCACTAGGTGGTAAGTACTTCCTATTCCATGATGCAGCAGGAGCTAAGCACTTTTGCTGGTTCAATACTGGTGCATCCGTCAATCCAGCTCCTGCAGGAGGATGGACCGCACACGAGATTACAATTGCATCTAATGACAGTGCTACTACTGTAGCTGCTGCTCTAGCTGCTATCTTGACTGCTGTGTCTGGCTTCGATGCTGTAGCAAGTGGTGCACAGGTTACTTTAACTCACACAGCTTATGGATACGCACAACCTGCTCGTGATCCTAACTCTGCTGCTAAGACTGGTTTTGACTTCGTAGTATCTACTTTAGGCGCTGTAGAAGTTAACGCTGGATGTATTAAAGGTGACATCGAGATGAGTGGCTTTAAGCCACAGGTCCAGGAAGTTACTTGCCATGCTACAGGCACTACTCCTAAGGCTGAGCTTATCACTGGTTATGCTTCTCCTGAATTGACTATGACATTCCAAGAGACTGACAAGGACTCAATGAAGCGTGCCTTTGCTATGGCAGGGCAGTACTCATTCACTCCCGTAGGTGCTGATGGTGAGGAGTCTATTGGTTACGGACTTAATAACCTTGGTGAGCAAGTAGCTACATCATACGTTAAGCTAGTGCCAGTTAACCCAGATCTATCTACTGCATCTGAGACTTGGCACGTCTGGAAGGCTAAGGCAGATCTCGATAAGTTCTCATTCTCTGGTGAGAAGATCGCAGAATTCCCTATCACCTTTAAGCTATACCCAGACGAGACTAAGGCCATCAATGGTCTAGGTCAGTTCTTCATGATCGGCAACAAGCCTACGACATTAGTCTAGTCTTGACAGTGCCATCTAGTACGTTAGGCTAGGTGGCACTTAACAGGAGTAGAACATGGCTATACAGTTATCCTCTAAAAAAGGTATCGAGTTCGATATTGATGGTACTCTCTTTACACTTCGTAAGGCTGGATTGCTAGAGATTGATGAGATCCTTAAATCTACTAAGTCAGATGAAGGTGATACAGTCGTGAAGCTAATAGACTGGTTTAAGTCTTTAGGTATGCCAGAGGCTATCGCCAAGGAGCTTACTCAGGAGCAGTTTGAAGAGATCCTGTCTTACCTTAATGGTCAAAAAAAAAGCTAAGTAAAGAAGGATATCGTAACGCCAAGCTATGCTACTTCTATGGATGGACTCACGAAGATCTAGAGAAGCTAGACGCTGATGTAGCAAGCGAGTACTGGGAGGCTATCACTATGATAGAGGCTCAGCAGATGCTCATGGATATTACAGTGGCAGCTACTCCTCACATCAAGGATAAGGATCGTAGAGAATTAGATAGAGACTTGCGTCGCAAGGCTTACCCTAGTATCTTTGAAGAGAAGCGGCATATCACGGTAGATATGCTTAAGGCACAAGGAGCGTCTCTTGGCTGATAGTAACTTAATCATCGGTACATCATTAGATGGCAAGAGTGTTGATCAGACCTTTAGTCAGATAGAGAAGCGTGGCCAAGAGGCGGGTAAGTCTATTGGCGAGAGTATCAGCAGTGGTATCTCTAGCGGTGGTGGTGCTGGTGGTGGTGGATCAGGCTTCGGTGGTATCCTTAAATCATTCGATGTTAAAGGTATTCTTGGTGGTCTTGGTATTGTTATCGGAGGGCTTGAGGCGGCTAAGTTTGCTGCTGAGAACTTCTTTAACGTACTTGAAGGAGAGCGCCTACAGAAAATAGATAGACAGTTTCAGACTCTATCTAAAAATGCTGGCATTGTAGGATCTAACTTACAACAAGGCTTAGTCGAAGCAAGTGCAGGACTGATAGATGATACAGATCTACTAAGTCTAGCCAATGAAGCTATGGTAGAACTTGGACATAGCGCCGCTAAGCTACCACAGATCTTAGAGCTATCTCGTAAGGCAGCTAATCTATATGGTAGGAATACTCTTGATGTATTTAAGAACGTAGAAGATGCCATTGATACTGGTAATGTTAAGAGATTAAGAGGCATCGGTATCGTTATAGATACTAACAAGGTGCTTGATGACTACGCTCGTAAGTTAGGAAAGAGTGTTGGTACTTTAACAGAAACAGAGCTGCAGACTGCTAGACTTAACGCTATCACAGAAGTTATGTCTAAGAAGTTTCAGAATGTATCTGCTGATGCTGGTGGCTTTACTGAGTCACTAGCTAGAGTTAAAGCTACTCTTAATAACGTATTTGATGAAGCTAACAAGCAATCGGCAAGTGGCACTCTTGGTAAGATATTTAAGCAAGCTGCTGATGATAGTAATACATTCTTACAACGTGCCTTAGATGAGCCTGTTATTAAATTAAAGTTAGCTATTAATGATCTAGCAGAAGCACAGGCTAAGCTTAAAGAAGCACAAGATAACGAAGGTATATTTTCTGGTCCAGAGATCAATCTTAGAACTAAAGAAGTTGATGATCTTAAGCTTAAAATCGAAGACCTTAAAAGAGTAGTCGGTGGCATTGGCTTAAACAGAGAGATCGTACAGCAACCGGAAGTATTAAAGCCTTCGCTAACTGAGGCTCAGCTTCAGTTCTTAAGACAACAAGAGCAGAAGCGAAACCAGATCAGCGCTGATGCTGCTCTAACTGCTGCACAGATTGAGTATGATCGTAACAATACTAGAGAGAGTCTACAGGCTTTAACCGATGCTAAGGTTATTAAAGCCACTCAAGACTTTAACGCTTCTGTAGCTGCTATACGAGAGCAGAATAGAGCTAATGGTATTACTAACCAGGCTGAGATTAATAAGTCTATCGAAGCAGAAACGGTTAAACACTTATCTAATTTAGAGAAGATACAAGCAGAGTCTCAGCAGAAGCAGCTAGATCAATCTAAAAAGTTTCAGCAGTCATATAGTAATGCTGTAGTGTCTGGAATATCTACTACATTCCAAGCTTTAGGAGCTACGTTAGTTAATGGTCAGACAGCATGGAAGGACTGGGCCAGTGGAATATTAGGTATTCTAGGAGACTGGGCTATTGAAGTAGGTACTTTAGTGCTTGCTAACGGATTAGCATTAGAGGCTCTTAAGAATTCACTCCTTAGTCTTCAAGGTGGTCCAGCTATCGCAGCAGGTCTAGCATTGATATCTCTAGGTGGAGCGCTTAAGGCACTTGGTAAGTCTAAGGGTAGTGGTGCTGCTGCATCTACTGCCACAGGTGGTGGTGTTGCTGCTACTGGTGGTGGAGCTACAGAGGCTACTATCTCGGTTAAGGATATTCAGAAGAACGCTCAAGCTCCTGGTATTAACATAACTGTACAAGGTAACGTGATGGATAACAGGCAGACTGGTCTATACATAGCTGATGTGATCCGTGAGACTACCCTATCATCAGGCGTTAAGTTCGCTACTACATGAGGTAACTAATGGCTCTTAAAACACGATCAGTATTCTACTACGGCCACACGATAACGCTTACTAATAAGTATCTAGATATTAACGAAGGCACAGGGGTTATATCGGTAGAGATCCCAGAAGGCTCCTACACTCCTACCAAATTCTGTAGCGTGGTATCTACTGCGGTTAATGCAGTGGCTACTAACACATGGTCATTCACCTTTAATCGAACTAATAGAACTATAACTATAACTGTTAACGTAGCTAGCAGCATCCTTGGATCTACTGGACCGAATGTGGCTAACTCTGTGATGAACTTACTAGGGCTTGGCCTTAACGACTACGGTCCCTTTAACTCGCTAACCAGTGGACCTAGTGGGTACGAATACTCTCCACAGTTCTTACTACAGTCGTACCTACCAAGTAGCCACACTAAGAAGCTTGTCTCTAGTGTTGTCACTAAGTCAGCTAGTGGTAAGTCTGTTACTGTGCAGAGCTTCGGCGAGCAGAGAATGGTTAAGTTTAATATCACTTATATTACTAACATCGTACAGCCTATTGGTAGTGTTATCGCATCAAGCCCAAGCGGTGTAGAGGATGCTGTAGCCTTCTTAGAATATGCGACAAGTAAGTCCCCTATCGAAGCTATGTATGATGGTGGTGATAGGTTGACGTTTGAGAGTATCATGCTTGAGACTACTCAGGCTGATAGCTCAGGGGTGGGCTTTGAGATGATAGAGCTTTACGATAGGGGACTCCCCTACTACTATGAGACAGGACTATTAGTCTGGGTAGTAGTTGATTAAGAAACTAGACTTTAGGAGTAACAATGGCATCAGGCGTATTAGATGGACAGTTAGCTAATCAAGAGACCTTTAACGCTGCTTTCTTAGCTCGTAATGGAGACTCTGATACTATTGGTAGAGTAGATCTACTAAGCGATCAGGTTAGCTCTGGTGGCCATGTACACGATATTCAACGTAACATTAACTCTATATGCTCAGCGTTAGGTATCTCTACAGATCAAGCCTATGCGCTTCTAATCACCTGGGCTAATAGCTATGTTGGATCTACATCATCAAGTGCTAAGGATAAGATCGAAGCATTAGTTAATAAGTTCTTAGCTACTGGTGGCCATGCTCACACAGGAGTTAATGGAGATGCTGATAAGGTTGACTTCTCTAACTTGCTTGGAGTAAATCAGTTTAAAGCAGCTTGGCAGATGGTGAGTGTTGCTGGTGTCGTGGGGACTTCTAAAGATGTCTCACTATCCTTCACAGGTAAACTAAGTGGGGGAGCATCTGCCCAGGCTGGTGTTATCACTACTACTGCTCTTAACAACACTCCACTCTACGACTCTACAACTAATACTTATATCGAAGATGCTCAGGGACAGAGAGTCTATGGTAGACTCACATACTCTACTGGTGTGTGGACATTAAGCTTCTATACTAACGAAGCTGGTACTGAGACTGCTTACTCCTTCGGATCATCTACTAATATTAACGTGTTCTATCGTGAAGTATTCCACTTAGCTAACATACCTACTATCGAGTCTAGTCCTGCTGATTTTGGTACACTTGATATTACTGCTGATGTGGTAGACGCTACTGCATTGGTTAGAGGTGTAGTTAATACTCTCGCTCAGACCTTCGCAGGATTAAAGACCTTTAATGGTGGTATCGCTACAGATACGGTAGCAGAGAAGACTGTTAACGCTGGTGTTACTGTAGATGGAGTGCTTCTTAAGGATGGACTCACAGATGGTAGAGATGTGTCAGTAGATGGCACTACTCTAGATAACCATGTGGCTAACACTTCTAACCCTCACGCTACTACTTACACACAAGTAGGTGCAGATGCTGCTGGTAGTGCTGCTGCTGCTCAAGCTTATGCTATCCAGAGAGCTAACCACACAGGCACTCAACTAGCTTCTACTATTAGTGACTTCGCTTCTACTGTATTAGCTACTGTATTAACAGGTCTAAGCCTAGCTACTAATGCTGCTATCACAGCAAGCGATACAGTACTAGGCGCACTAGGTAAGTTACAGAAGCAGATCACGGATCACTTAGCAGATACGTCTAATCCTCATGCTACTACTAAGACACAGGTAGGATTAAGTAATGTAGACAACACATCGGATGCTTCTAAGAATGTTCTATCTGCCACTAAGCTTACTACGGCTAGAACTATTAACGGCATTAGTTTCGATGGTACTGCTAATATCACTGTAGCAGATGCTACTAAAGAGCCTACAATTACCTCTGGCACTACTTCGCAGTATTGGCGTGGTGATAAGACTTTCCAGACTCTTGATAACTCAGCAGTAGGGTTAAGTAACGTAACTAACGATGCTCAGCTTAAGCGATCAGCTAACGACTTCTCTAGCTTCACACAGAAGACTACTCCTGTGGGTGCTGATATTGTACTTATAGAAGACAGCGCAGCTAGTGGTGTTAAGAAGTACTCTACTATCACAGCGCTTGTAACTGCTGGTGGTGGAGGTGGTGGCAGCACTTCTCCTGGTGGATCTACTACTCAGGTACAATTTAACGATGGTGGTGTGTTCGGTGGCGATACTGGACTAATATATGACAAAACAAATAAAAGACTAGGAGTAGGTGGAGCTACAGGATCTTACACTGTACAAGCTCAAGGAGCTACTGCTGCTGCTAACCTTCAGTCTAATACTAATGGTAATGCTTCTCAGGTTTGGCTTAGTAGTAAGAGCCCTGCTGGCACTGCTAGATCGTTAGTGCTTCAGCACGTTCCTGCTAACACTTTAGGTGATAGCTATTTTAACATCTCTGGTAATAGTAATGTTGCCTACTATGATAACGGTAATTTCATCATTAACGGAGTTACTAGAAGAGCTAATACTAACGTATTAGAGATTAACTGTAACAATGCCAATGATGCTATGGCCATCTTCCAAGGTGGAGCAGGAGAAGGTGCAGAGTTCATATTTCAATCTTCAGAAGGAAGTGTATCTTCTCCCACTGCTACTGCTGCTAACAAGATCCTGGGTGATTTTAGATTTAATGGCTATGGAGCTTCGTCTTATGTATCAGGGGCATTAATAAGAGCGCAGCAGACAGCAGCTATAACTGGAGGTAATGCTCCTACTAAGATGTTATTTTACCAGACTAACGATGCTGGATCATTTAACAATACCTTTGAGATGAACCGTAACGGCGTGCTTTTTGGATATAACTCTCATAACCCTACTGGAGCTACTGGGTTTGGATCTGCTGCACCTGCGTTCTACTCTGGTACTTACACTCCTACCTTTACTGCGGTTAATGCAGTGGCAGCTAACACTGTATATGCAATGCAATACTCAAGAGTAGGTAATACCGTTACTGTATCTGGTAAGGTTGATGTTACTCCTACAGGCGCTGCAACGGTATCTTTTAACATAACAGTGCCAGTAGCTGCTGTTAACTTTACATCTAATATACAAGCCGCAGGAGCAGGTACATTCGAGAATGGAGTTAATGCTTACATTGTCGTTAGAATGACCTGTGATGTGGGTACTTCAGCGATGCGAGTTGCCTTCGTAGCTCCAAGTGCTACGGCAGGATCTATATTCTTAACCTTTACTTATCAGGTGATCTAATATGATTTATTGCAAAAAGATAGACGGTGTCTTTTATTGTAGAGAAGAACAGGTAGAAGGCTATAAGCCTGTTAATGTTGTCGGAGATATAACATACCAAGCTCTAGTAGATACAGGATCAGAGTGGGTACACGATGAGGCACTGCTTGCACAACATCAAGCAGAGCAAGCTAAGCAGGTTGCAGTACAGTCTAGGCTCTCTGCTCAAGACTTCGGCGCTACATTCCTAGCTCAAGTTATCGAACTTAATAAGGCCAAGTACATCGCAGGAGTATTCACCGCTCAGACTTTAGACCAGATGGATGAAGACGCTGTACTTCAGAAACTAGAGCGATCTGCATGGCGTGGCAACATCCCTACTCTTAAGGCGCTGATCCTTGCCAATGCGAGTCACCTTTTGACATGGTACACCGAAGCAGAGCAGACTGAGATGGTAAGCCAGATTAACGCTTACTTAGGAGCTTAGGATGAGTACTTATCTAAAGGTTAGCTTAATCAATTTTGATACTGCTGTTAGCGCTTCTGGGTCGCTTGGTTTTATTGGTACATCATTTACATATACTGTGCCAGCTAATCATTACTTCCAAGGGCAGATATATTACTACGCAGGTGCAGGTACTACCACTGTAACTATCGGTGGCGCAGACTTCATCCCAGCCACACCAGGAGCTACAGAGAGAATCTATACAGGTATCGTTATCGGTCCTGGTGACTCTATTGTATTCACTAACTCTAACAGTGGTGGATACCATATCTCTGGTACACTCTTTTCTAACGCTTCAGTAGGTTAATATGTCTAAGCTAATCACCTCAGAGACAGGCATAACTCTAACAATGGTAGGAGTTATCATAGGTGCGGTGGCTTGGCTTAGTGACGTTAACCATACAGCTACAGCTTCGGCTAAGCAGCTAGAGCGAGTAGAGGTTAGACAAGATAGTGTTGACGCTAACATCATGCAGATTATGCTAGATATTAAAGAGATTAAGACCATTCTTAAATCTAACAACAGGGAGACCGAATGAACGAAGAGATTAAAACACTATTGAGCTTTATTACTGTAGACGAAAAAGGCTTAGTTAAGCACGTTGTTAAAGAAGTGCTTATTAAGTTCTTACACGATAAAGCTGTAGCTACTGCTACTCCTGTGGACGATATGCTAGTAGAGAAGCTAGAAAAGATGGTTGATGAATACTTGGCTAAGTAATTTAGGCAAGACTATCGCTACTCAAGTAGCTGCTAAGTGCCTGGGCATACAAGCCTGGGCGCTTAAGTTATTAATGGATGCTCTATTCAAGTATCTAGTTAAGCCAGTAGTAGAGTCTTTAGAAGACTTCTATAGACACAAGAAGCAAGAGCAGATCGACAAAGATAACCTAACCAAGTACGAGGAGGCTAAGAAGGATGGCGTTGATAAGACTAAGCGTGATGATGCTATTACTGACCTTCTCAATGGTGGCCTGTAAAGTATCACCAATAGAGGCACCTAAGCCTAATCTGTATATCCCTATCATAGATCAAACTGTATGCGAAAATGGCGAGTGCCATGTAGAGTCTGCTTGTAAACTATATAAGTTAGTTAGTGGCAAGTACTCTCTAGATAGCACACTACCACTTGAAGCGTGCCACATGGTCGTAGGTGTAACAGCTAAGGACTATCAGTCTATCGTTAACTATCAAAAAGATATGAGTGTATGGATCGGGAGGCACTGTGGCAGTAACCCTTAGCTTTAGAGCAGAGAGCAAAACTAAGGAGACTGCACAGAGACCACAGCTAGTCTTTAAGCTAGATAACTGGGATACCATCATAGGCGTAGGTACTGTTAAGAAGTTCGTGCGTATTGGTGATGAAGGACTAGTTATCGGTGACGAGTGGACTATAGGTGGCTTGTCAGCGTGGGTTAATCAGCTAGATGCTATTACCTTAAGTGGATCGTCTAATACTATCACTCAGCAGATGAGCCAAGATCAGGATGGCTCAAGCTCAGTGCAATCTATGCAGCTATCGCTTAATGATATTGATGGCCTAATCACAGAGATCATCACGCCTGGTGTTATCCTAGAGGATATACTAGGTCAGAAGGGATCACTCTACTTAGGCTATCAAGATACAGCATGGCCGCAGGACTTCGTTAAGGTTATCAGTGGCGTGATAGATGAAGTGTCAGCAGGTACTACTATTGTGCTTAATATTGCACATCCTGAGGCTAAGAAGCGTGGACAGATCTTACCTAAGATCACTACTAAGCTTGCTCAAGATCTTAAGTGGAAGTCTGGTAAGATTAACTATATCTATTTTCAGACTCGCAAGTACATCATCGGTGATGTGTATGTAGCCTTCGTAGGTGGCGCTACTGCTGGTAGCGAGACTGTTAGTGTGGCTGGTAACAATATTACTATCCATATACAAGCAGGAGTTAGTACGCCAGATCAAGCAGCTAATGCTCTTGAGAAGTCAGCAGATGCTAGAGGCTTAGTTACCTTTAGTGTAGACAGTGCTATTAATAATACACCTACTACTGAGGTATGCGTAGCTGTAGCGCTTACTGTTTTAAGCACAGATACTACAGTCTATCTAGAGTCTGTGGCAGGACTAGCTGTACCAGATGGTAATCTTCTAACCTATGTCCGCATTGGTGATGAGATCATCCAGTACAATGGTTACAATGAGACTCTTAATACATTAACTGGTGTTACTCGTGCAGCACTTGTCTCTATAGACGAGCGTGCCGATGGAGATGCTCATAAGTTAGGCGACACAGTAGACTCATTCTACCGTATTCAAGGAAGTCCTATTGATATAGCTCTTAAGGCTCTACTTGGTGGATCTTCTTACTATGGTATAGATACAGCCATTCGCTCTATAGGATATGTAGAAGGTCAGTATATCGCTAATACCATCTACTTCGATGGTGTGAATGTAGCTGATGCTTACAGTGTTACAGTAGGATCTACTGTTAACATCTCATCAAGCGAAGTACCTGGTAATAATGGAGACCACACGATAGCTGATATAGTTATAACTGAGTACGGCTCTTATATAGTCGTATCGTCTACACTAACAGACCAGCTATCTACAGTAGCAGTGTGTAAGTTTAAGAGCCAATACGCTAATAATAGCTATGGCCTTGGCATGACAGGCGACGAAATAGATGTGCCACGGTTTGAAGAGATTAGAGATATATACTCATCTCAACTATTCGACTATGACTTCTACATCACAGATACCATCACGGTTAACGACTGGCTTAATACTCAAGTGCTATACCCTAGCGGTATGTTCACGCTACCAAGACTAGGTAAGATTAGCGCAGGTATCATATCACCACCATTAGGAGTGACTGAGACTCCAGTGCTAGACTCTAGCAATACATCTAACCCTGCTAATAACAGGATCGTAAGATCCATTAACAGGTACTTCTACAACAACATCGCATACTCGTTTAACGAAGATCTATTAGACAGTGGCAGGATGCTTAACGGTGATCTAATCACTAACGCTACATCTAAGACTAGAATACCATTAGGTAACAAGACTAAGGTCATTGAGGCTCGTGGTGTTAGACCTACTGCTGATAACTTACAGGTTGTAGAGCTACTAAGGCAGAAGATGCTAGACCGATATAAGTATGGCGCTGAGAGAATACAGATCAGATCATTCTATGGACCTACATTTAGTCTAGACGTAGGTGATGTAGTTCTATTCGGTGATGCGACTCTTAACTTGCCAGATACTAAGAATGGATCTCGTGAGTTTAAGCCTCGCCTGATGGAAGTGCAGTCTAAGAGCTTAAGTATCTCTGATGGTGCAGTAAGCTTAGACCTGCTTGATACTCTATACTCTAACGATGATGGCCGTTATGGTATCATCTCACCATCGAGCGTAGTTAATGATACTCTAACTAACGATAAGATCCTTATCACTAACTCCTATGGATGGGACTATCCTAAGCAGGAGAAGACTAAGTGGACTCCTTACATAGGTCAGCGAGTTATGGTGCATAACGAAGACTGGTCTATCAGTGGCGAGACTAAGCTACTAGGCTTCGACAGTGGTAACGCTAACATCATGCTGGTAGAGGCGTTAGGCTTCGTGCCATCTAGTGGGTATATCGTAGACGTTGCTCAGTACCCAGACAGCATAGACTCTAACGATCAGTCATTACTTAAGAGCGTGTTCGTCTATACAGATCCAAGCGTGGTGGTGACAAGTGGAGTATCAAGTGTATCGTTTAATGTTAATCTTAGTGACGCTAACCTTTTTACTAGTGGCTGTACTGTCGTTATCCATCTAGAAGACTGGTCTCAGTATTCACCAGAGGTTAAGGTATCAAGCATAGTAGGCACGTTAATTACAGTGGCTAGTGATATAGGCTTTACACCTACCTCTAGTCACATAGTAGAATTGATAGGCTTTAAAGATAACGGTTATCCGTATAGATATGTGTAGGAGTTAATATGGCTATTGTTACACCACTTAAAAAGATGATCCAAGAGATAGAGATTAAGTACAGATCTGCCGTGAGTGAGTCTACTTGGCGTAAGATCACAGGCTCTATTAACTTCATCAACACTTACCAATACCTCACTAAGCAGTTTCCTATTAACGGAGAGTACGACTTCGCTACTGGTGACACATTCGTAGATGGTATCCAGGTGTTCGAGTTCGATGCTGAGATCATTAACGTCTGGGCTTACAACTGTGTTAACGGTACATCTGGCACGACTCAGCTAGACCTTAAGGTTAAGCCTAAGACTGGTGGATCATTCACATCTATTCTATCGGTTAAGCCAAGCATCACTACAGCAAGTGGTGGCTTCGTGCATTTTGGAGTAGGTGATACTAAGACAGGATGTACAGCTCCTGTGTTGAGTACAACGAATGTCAATGCAGGAGATGCTATTCGTATTGATGTGATCTCGACTATGGTCAATGCTCAAAACTGTGGACTCATCGTACATTATAGACCAAGATAGTATCAGCTACTCAAGTGCGGCCATGCTCTAAGCAATCGGCCCTACCGAGGGAGAGTAGCCTTAATATCCCCTCGGTATTTAAGTATTATAGAGTGCCACTTCAGCCTTACGTCTACGAGTTAATCCTCTGAATGGCTTACCACCTGCCTTATCGTACAATAGAATTGTATCACAGATAGCCTGATGGTTATGGCTCTTAAGTGCTGAGTTAAGAGATCTACCACTTGATATGATCGGACCTAAGCCTAGATTGTAGCCAAATGAGCAGAGCGCTGAGAACTGGTTATCTGTGAGTGTTAACCCTATCTCATGTAGATATCTAGCGATAGACTGAGCCTTGATGTCTATCTCCCATCGTAGCCATTCCATCGCTTGATCTTGTGTACACCTTGGATCTGCTAGAGATACCTTACGACCATCGGGATAACCAATAGTGCCGAAGCCTATGGTAGGTATGCCCACTGGATCTAGGTATGGTGCTGAGTAGAAGCCCTCAAACGAGCAGACTAATAGCAGTCCTGCTTGGTTAATAAAGCGAGTGTCAGTAGGTGGATCTGTTTTGATTAAATTACTTGGTGGTACGCTTGGTACGTCTGCGCTTGGGCTTCTCTTGAATATGCTCTTTAACCACTTCCACATTAGTCACCATCCCTTTTGGTATTGTCATTGTGCAGCTAGAGTTATTGTTACTAACGTCTATATTGACGGCAATAGTATAGTGATCTGCTGACTCATTTATTAAGTAACCAGCCGACATGATCGGAGTAGGTGGTAGTGGGTCGCTAAGGTGAGTCCACTCGTCACGAGATACAGCATCAAGCCATGAGATGACTACAATAGGATACATCATAGCTCCCCAGTCCATCGGTTATTAGCGTCTAGCTTCATTCGGATAAGCATAGGATCACCATTAAGGATGATGCCTGTACCAATGACAGGAGACTTAAGGTTAAGCTTGTTGTAGTCGAAGTCTTTAGATGTGTTATCTATTAAGCATCCACACTGCATAGACCAGAAGTTACCGTTAGTAGTAGACCAGTGCTCAGTCTTAAAGCGCTCGTGGTAGTGGCCTTGTACAGCGCACATCCCCATCATTTGACCTAGCTTGGTAACGTCTGAGCTTCTACCGTGGCAGAAGTACACTTGCTTAGATCCGGTTACCTTAATCGTCAAGTCACCTACCCACTGCCAGTCTGAGCGTGGGATCTCTAGAATGTCGTTAGGTGATCTGAGCGCATTGGCTGGCAGTCCTGCTGTCTTCATCTTACGAGCTAGTAGAGAGCCATGATTAGAGTCTAGCACCTTGGCTTTAGGGAATAGCTCATAGAGCGCTCTTATCGGACCTAGTGCCATGTCTAACTCTAGAGAAGGGTTAGGCATAGATGGGTCTTTTTCGTGGTAGCTGATAGAGTGCCAGGTTAACTCATCGCCTAATATTACACACATTGGGCGCTTGGCCTTAGCCCAGTACTTCTTTTTAATAGCTCGAAGGAATTTAATAGCATCGGGGTGGTGGAATGGAGCGTGCAAGTCACTAACGCATATTACCAAGTCGTGCAGCATCAAGCCACCTCCTACAATTTAAGATCTTGTAAGATATTCAGGCTTGTAGCAAGTCTAGACTTTAGTGGCGTGCTAACTTTTTACGCACGTTATCAAGATACCAGCCAAGCTCTGTCAGCGCAGCTAGTGTGTTGGGATGTCTTAGAGCGAAGGTGTATGAGCCTTGAGAGTGCCACTTGATATGGTGCTTACGGCATAAGGGTAGAAGGTTATGTGGCAGATCATCGCCACCACTTCCTTGCGTCTTAATATGTGATGGATCACAAGGAGTATAGCCACATTCTACACACCGCATGGAGTGGTAGGTGTTAAGTAACTCACGATCAGATATTCGTTTAACTAGCTTTACGCTTGGCACGCTTCACCATCTCTATGCGTACAGCTTCACGAGTTATAGCCTCTCTGAGTGCTGATCTAACTACATCGCTAATATTAATACCAAGAGCCTTAGCGTCTGCTAGGTCCTGGATGTCTATTCTAATTGGGTATGGCTTCTTCATCTATAACTCCTAGCTTAGTATTAAGTACATCGGCAAAAATGTTGCAAGCGAGATTGCTATACCTACGATATTTAGTTTGATTAAGAATACTATGTCCTGCTTAGTCATCATAACCTCCACTGAATAAAGTATAGCAAGTGCTATACACTATGCGCTATAATAATTACACGATACTTGTAACTCCTAGATAACTGTGGCCTATTGTAGTACCAAAATGAGACTAGTGGGGATCATGTCAGGACAAGTCTACATTCGTAACTTACAGCCACACACAGTCTATTACATAGTAATGTCTACCAGAGCAGAGGCTACATACGTTAAGACCTTTGTTGTTAAGGATGGCATATTGGTGGACATCACTCGCAGAATATCTGGTGCGCTTAACTTACATCATAGTGAGCCTAAGAATAGCGCTATAGTGCCAGCGTTCGAGCATAGCACAGCACAGTGGTTACAAGATCAGCTTAACTTAATACTTAAATACAGACCTACAATCGTAGGGCTTTAATAGGAGGTAATGATGAAGAAGAAACTAGCAAGCCTATGGCTTAAGCAAGGTCCTAAAGGTGACTACCTTACAGGCACACTCGCAGACGGTACACGAGTGATAGCGTTCTATCGCTCAGCAGAGAGTAAGAAAAACCCTAAGCAGCCTGACCTTGAGATCTACGAGCAGGAGCCTAAGGCGCAGAGTGCTGAGCAGGATATATTCGGTAACGATAGTACAGAAATTCCCTTCTAATAAGGAGTATTGATATGAGTAAAATTAAAGAATGGATCATAGACACTGGAGTGCCTGAGTTCATCGGAGCTAGGGCACGTATGCTACAAGCTGATGGGTATTGCATCGAGTACCTTCACAAGATTAACGAGAACAAGATGATGAGCTTCGCATATAGATACCGTAACGAGAAGGAGGTAGGTAATGAGCAGTCTGTTAGAACTAACACAGGAAGCGCAGAGATTAACCCAGACTTTAATTGAAGCAGACGGAGAGCTAGACTATTCGCTTGAGTTAGCTCTCACTACTACAGCCAATGAGTTGGCACTTAAGATAGATAAGTATTACTACTTCCTAAAGCACCTAGAGATGCAGGAGCAGTATTACAAGGATCTCGAAGACCAGGCTAAGCGTGCTAAGCAGCTTATGCAAAAAGGGCAGGAGAACCTTAAGAGTAGACTCATGGCCGCTATGGTTAACGGTAGCACCACAGAGCTAGTAGGTGAGGCTCATCGCTTTAAGCTACAGGCTTCTAAGCCAAGGCTTGTAATAGATACAGAAGCGCACTCTCTACCGGAGAAGTATCGCATCGTTGAAACTATTACTCGGGTTAATAAGGAAGCTATAAGGACCGATCTCGAAGATGGTATAGAGGTCTTAAACTGTAGACTAGAGCCAAGCGTACACGTTAGGCACTACTTAAATACGAAGGGATAGAACATGGTTACAAGTGAAACTACTAAGACTATATATCAGGCGCTTATTAAGGCTAGGGCTGAGTTTAAGAGTGCGCCTAAAGACGTAAGCAACGATTACTTTAATTCGAAGTATGCCGACTATCAGAGCGTAGTTGATAGCATTGGTGATGCGCTTATTAAGCATGGCCTCTCATTCCTACAGCCTACTGTTTACTACAACGATAAGCTTCATGTTGCTACTCGTATCATACATGAGAGCGGCGAATGGATTGAGTGCTTATATCCAGTTACGTCTATTAAGCAAGATGCCCAGGGTATCGGTAGCGCTCTCACTTATTCTCGCAGGTACTCCTTATCAACACTCATAGGCGTAGTGACTGGCACTATAGACGATGATGGAGAAGCGGCTATGGATCGAAAGGCTACGCCACCGCCACAGCAGAAGCCAGTAGTTAAACAGGCGGCTAAGGCTCCTGTTAAGAATGAGACAATGGTTACTACTGAGCAGGTTAGCAAATTACTAGAACTAGCTATGGAGCGTAATATCTTAGAGAAGGATCTCTATGCTAAGATTAACGATGCCTTTAAGGTACCTGGCCCAGCATTTTTAAAAGTCTATCAGATGGCAGATCTGGTTAAAGATATTAAGGCTGGTGGCAAGTGAACTTCAGTTATCAGATACTATGCAAGTTAGATGAGATAGCAGAGCTACTTAAGATGCTTATCCTTGAAATAAAAAATACACAGGAGAAGCCTAAGGTTAAGACTAAAGCTGACAAGGAGACTCAGGCCAAGTAGATAGCTTGGCCTGTGGAGGTGGATATGAAGTGGTTTAAGCATTACTCGGATAACTATAGAGGCAGATCAGTAGCGGCGTTCTACCGTGAATTTGGCCACAACGGCATTAGCTGGTACTATTTATTAACAGAGATATGCACAGAGAAGATGGTGCTGCGCCATGGCAGTGATGACATAGCGTCGATGTGTAGCTTTAGGTTCGACAAGGCGGTGTTAGCATCAAGCATGAGGACCGTTCCATCTAAGTTAGAGAGGTGGCTAAGCTTCGGTTCAACACTTGGCTTGTGGACTTTAACTTCAGATGAGTTCGAGTTCAACATAGAATATCCTATCTTATCGGAATTATTAAATAGAGACGAGACCAGGCAGCGTCAGAGGCGCGTCAACTCTGTGTCAAGTGCGCGGCTAGAATTAGATAAAGAATTAGATAAAGAATTAGATAAAGAAAAAGAGTTAGAACTATATAATAAACCTCCAGCACCTGTGATTAAGCCACCACGAGTGCCAGCTACCACTAAACAAGACGCAGAGCATAACAAGCTAATTAAGACGCAGTACATTAACTCCTATCGCTTACGCTACGGAGTTGATCCAGTTACTCAAAATGCTGCCTTTAATTCTCAGGTATCTAAGCTCAGACAGAAGCTTGGAGTGCAGGAGGCTATGCAGGTGGTAGAGTTTTACCTAACGCATAACGATTCTTTTTACTTAAAAAAAACACACTCATTCGGTTTGTGCTTGAGTGATGCAGACACACTTCGTACACAGATGCTCCGTGGTCAGCAGGTAACTACGGCAGATGTTAAAGCGTTTGAAAATAAATCTAACTACGAGTCTCAGTGGGAGAGGATGGGCAAGTGACACATAAGCAATTTTGGATGGCAGTGGCGGCGTACTACAAGCAGCAGCTTAACGACATCACGATCTCGATGTACGCAGCAGATGTATCTCACATCAGCATCGACGAATTGATGGAGCTATTTTCTTCTTATCGTAAAGATCCTAAAAACAAGTTCATGCCAATGCCTTCAGCATTTTTAGCGATGCTAGATCCGTCACTCTCGATTGAGTCTAGCGCTGAGTTAGTGGCTGGCAGAATACACGATGCGGTGGTTAAGTTCGGGTGGCCAAGTCCAGAGAAGGCAAGAGCCTATATTGGCGATGTAGGGTGGGACATCGTGAGGCGTAGAGGTGGATGGCAAGTGGTGTGTGAGAACCTTGGATCAGAGTGGGATGTGGGGACATTCCACGCACAGTCTCGTAACTCTGCGAAGGCTTCGCTAGAGTCTCACTCGCTTGGCTACTACGATGAGCCGATTGACTACGAGCAGTTAACTCACGACACGATGGATAGACTCGGTGTTGAGATTAAGGAGATAGAACATGATTGATTTTACACTCGACTTAGCGATCATGGCAGGGCTTCTGTTCATCATCATGTGGATCTTTTTGGAGGCATAACGTGGATCATGCGCTTAAAGTTTTAAGAGACAGAGAGTTTGCTGAATACTTGACCGAGATCAGAGTAGCGTGGGATCAGTCTCCAGGTGATGTGTCTGAGCGTGTTGAGTGGGAGTGCAGGTACTTTTTTAACAAGGGCACCGAGCTTGGCCACGAGTATGCGGTGAAGTACAAGCTATCACAGGTGACTTACGACCTGAGTGGGCTTAAGGTGCTGGGCTTAACGCTTGAGCAGGTAACGAAGCTTAAGGGCTTCTATGAGATGCAGTGCGGTAAGAGTGCGCATGATATTTAGGCTCTAAAATGCCTAAGGTTTAACGATCAGGTTAACCCTATGCGAAGTACCTAAAGGCATATTAAATAGACGGCACTAAATTAGAAGTTAGATAAGTAAGCGCATAGCGCATAGCGCATAGCGTAACAATGTGATGAGGTGGATGTATGGGAGATGTAATAAAGACAGCATGGTTTCATTATATTCTTAAATCTGAGATGCCTTTATATAAGAGAATTATTTGGATGATGCTTGGTAAACGACTTGAGAATACAGCGAATGGTTATCATGTAGTCGGTTATGATTTTAAAGGCGTGACGTTAATTACAGTATGCGAGGAGGTATCTACATGAGTAGCTTCAAAACACAGCAAGAGATATACAAACACCTAGCAGATGGTGGGAAGGTTAAGCATATAGATGGTGAGATCCTTGGCTTTAAGGATGGTGTTCTATGGCAATACGATACTGCTAATATTGGTACTAGTTATAAGACTTATGCGTACGGAGAATGGCTACCATACCACGAGCCACTGAAGATAGAGTTTGAGGCTGATCTTACTTATATTCCACTTAGAGAAGGTTATTTTATTGATGTGCCTATAGTTGATAAAAAAGGTGCATTAGGCAAACGCTTCAAGTGCGTACTAACGGAGATTGTCGAATGAGTGAGCAGAAGCCGAGAGAGTTTTATTTAGTTTTTGCAGGAGAATACCCTGATACGTTTTTAACCATTGGGGACGCTCAAGAATACAGAGTATCTGTTATGGCTAACTGTGGTCCACCTGCTGCTTAATTGGCTCACGTCATCGAATATTCAGCCCTCCAAGCCGAGCAAGCCAAGTCAAAGAAGTTGCTGGATGCTTTGGAGGAACTTGCGGATAAGTACCACAATTTAGATTACGGTGATTTTTATTTAGAGGCAGCAAGACAAGCAATCAAAGAATACAGAGGTGAACTATGAGTGACACAATTCGTATTGGCGAAAAATCTTGCCTAAAAAAGTGCGAGGATTGCGGAAAGTTCTTTCATTATCTTGAGGGTGGTCGTTGGTGTGAGGAATGCTTTGACATTGGCTTAGCCAAAGACATGAATGAGCATTTTGATAATTTTCTTAAGGAAGAAATGAAAGAGTTAAAAGAAGGTGATCTATGACCCTACCAGAATCAGTTTTGAAGGTGATTGATGCACAGGCTAGAGAGTTTGCTACTGCTCCTCTTGGTTTTAGTGGTAGAGATTCATTCGATGAAAAGGAATATTCTGATTTTAAATCCGGCGCACTCTGGGCATACGAGCAAGGCCGAAAAGATGCTTTGGCAGAAGTGTTGCCAGAATATAAAAAGGTCGAGGCATTTATAGCAGAAGTTAGCGATAAGGTGTTAGAGGCCGATTATATTGATTTGTCTTTTTATAATTGGTTTATAGAGCGATTTAACGAGACTGAGATCAAGCATGGCAAATCTAAGGATCAGGCTGTGGCGATAGCGTTAAGCGTGGCTAAGGAAGCTAAGAAGAAGGCTAAGAAGAAGTGACTCCAGAAGGCGCAGCTAAAAAGTCAATCTGCTCATACCTAGATACTCGCCGAGACGTTAAGTTCTGGGTACAAGAGTCGCAAGGTACATACGATGCTAAGGCTGGTCGCTTCAGGCGTAAGAATAGCAGATACCAGCGAAACGGCGCATCTGATATACTCATACAGTTCACGATCCAAGAGCTACCTATCCTCGTCTGCCTAGAGGTTAAGTCTAAGGTAGGTAGACAGTCAGACTCACAGATAGAGTTTCAAGACTACATCGAACAAGGACAAGGGTTATACTATATAGTTAGGACCATTGGTGATACACAGGCAGCACTCTCGCACGCTCGTAGTACAGTGTTGACAAGGCTTAAGTTGACCACATAGGCTCGTAGTGTAATTATTACACTAAGGAGGTATCCTGTGGATACTAAGTCTAACCCAGTGGGCGAGATAGAACTACATCAAGGCGAGATTAAACTCGTATCTATTAAGAAGCTCAAGGCCAGAACAGGAAACCGTAACTCCCACAACACAGAACAGATAGACCAGCTAGTTAAGGTCTACAAGGCTCAAGGCTTCCGTAACCCTATCATAGTATCTAACCAGTCAGGAGAGATAGTGTGTGGCACAGGTAGATACCTTGCTGCTAAGAAGGTGGGGCTTAAAGAAGTACCTGTGATCTACCAGGACTATGCATCGCCAGAACTAGAGTATGCTCATCACATTGCGGACAATTCGTTAGCGAAGTGGAGCGATCTAGATCTATCTGGTATCAATGCAGATCTAGAGTTCTTAGGACCGGAATTAAATCTGGATCTCTTGAGTATTCGTAACTTCGAGCTAGAGCCAGCAGATAAGCCTACCAAGAGTGCCGAGCGCATACCTAAGCCATGTCCTAATTGTGGCTATGTTAAGGATGAAGCAGGAGCTGTGCATGATTAAGCTAATGCTTGGAGATAACATACAGACGCTAAAAACTCTGCACGCTAACTCAGTAGATTCAGTGGTTACCGATCCTCCTTATGGCTTATCCTTTATGGGCAAGCACTGGGATTACTCAGTGCCAAGTGTTGAGCTATGGCGTGAAGTATTGAGAGTGCTTAAGCCAGGTGGCCACCTACTAAGTTTCGGTGGCACTAGGACTTATCACCGCATGGTGGTTAACATAGAAGACGCAGGGTTTGAGATACGAGACCAACTACAGTGGATATACGGATCCGGCTTTCCTAAGTCGCTTAATATCAGTAAGGCGATTGATAAGGATAAGGGCGCAGAGCGTGCGGTTATTGGCTTTAATAAAAATCATCGTTCACTTAAAGAAACTAATTGCATGGTAGGTGAGCCTCATTCTGGAAATGGATCATTAACAGCACCAGCAACGGACCTTGCAAAACAATGGGATGGATGGGGTACTGCTCTCAAGCCAGCCAATGAGCCTATCGTATTAGCTCGCAAGCCTTTGATCGGTACTGTGGCTGATAACATCGAGGCGTGGGGAGTCGGTGGACTTAACATTGATGGGAGTAGGATACCAGTATCAGATGATGATCCTAATCATGCTCGCCCAAGTGTAGGATTGAATAGCGCAAAAAAACCTATTGTTACTAATTTTGGAAGTGGTGGAAGGCCAGTTGAAAACTTAAACAGCCTAGGACGATGGCCAGCTAACGTCCTATTCGATGAGGATGCGGCTGCGATGCTTGATGAGCAGAGTGGTGTATCTAAGTCTAAAAAAAATAAAGTAAGTGATAATAGAGATAATAAAAATAAATCTATGTTTATAGATGGCGTACACAACGAGAAAAACACTCATAGTGATGAGGGCGGCGCATCTCGCTTCTTCTATGTAGCTAAGGCCAGCAAGTCAGAGCGAAACGCTGGGCTTGAGGGGATGCCTGCTAAGCTGAATGATTTTCAAAGGTCATCATCAGGACTATCCACAACTACAATTGATGGTATTAGACAAAAAGGTAATTGCGGTCAGCCTAATCAAAATCACCATCCAACAGTCAAGCCTATCAAACTAATGCAATACTTAATTAAACTCATCACACCACCACAAGGCGTAGTGCTAGATCCATTTATGGGATCAGGCTCTACTGGTGTCGCAGCTAAGCAGCTAGGCTTTAACTTCGTAGGATGTGAGTTAAGTGAAGAGTATTACGAGATAGCTACTAAGAGAATAGAGGCAGCTAATGGCTAAGCGTGGACCTAAAGGCAAGCCTATAGACGTTACTGAGTTTGAGAAGCTATGCGGTTTACAGTGTACACTTATAGAGATCGCAGGATGGTTTTCTGTGTCTGAAGATACCATAGAGTCATGGTGTAAAAAGACCTATAGCCTCAAATTCTCGGAGGTTTTTAGACTAAAAAGACAACATGGAGTTGTTAGCCTTAGAAGAAGACAGATGCAGGCAGCTCTATCTGGTAGTATTCCTATGCTGATATTTTTAGGTAAGCAGTACCTTGGCCAAGCAGATAAGGTAGAGAGTAAGGACAGCACCACAGCAGCTATCACATTAAACTATAACGACAAGGATCTTGTTAAAGGGTAGAACATGGAAGTATCTACTCCAAGCCTAACCAACTTCGCTCCCGTTATACCGTTTCAGCGAAGGCTGATAGCAGACATTAGACTTAACTTCGACTACTCGCATGGAGTGTACGAGTGCCTACTTAGTGGGTCGATTGGAAGTAGTAAATCGACGGTAGCTGCTCACTTGGCAGTAACACATTGTCTATTTAATAGAGGCTCAAGAGTGGCTCTATGTAGACGCTCGCTACCTGATATTAAGAGAACGATATTCCTTAAGTGCATAGAGCAGTGCCAAGACTTAACAGAGGACAAGGACTACTTCGTTAACACTACGTCTGGCACTATTAAATTTAGTAATGGATCTGAGATCATCTCCATGTCATTCGCAGACAAGCGCTACCATAAGTTTAGATCGGTAGACTTATCAGCGGCTATATTCGAGGAGCTTGTAGAGATAAGCGGCGATGATATTCAAGCATACACTGAAACTAAGATGCGCATCGGTCGTATCCCACACGTTAAAGAAAAGTGGATCATAAGCTGTACTAATCCAGGCAGTCCATCATCACATTGGTATGAGTATTTTCTTACCAAGACATCTGCTAATATGAGGATCTACTACTCACTAACTCACGAAAACCCTTTTTTGCCACCGATATATATAGAGCAGCTTAAGCGTGAGCTTGATCCTATGATGGCCAAGAGGATGCTCGAAGGTCAGTGGTTAGATATATCTAAAGACATCATCTATCACCAATATTCTAGGGATCGTAACTATAGAGCGCAGAAGTATAACATCGTTAAAGGTCTACCTATCATAGTGGCCTACGACTTTAACATAGGACTAGGTAAGCCGATGTCAGTAGTGCTTGGCCAGCATCATACATGGTCTGATGAGTGGCACTGGTTTGATGAGATCGTTATCCACGGATCACGCACAGAAGATACTCTAGATGAGTTAGCTCTTAAGGGTTACCTAGACCTTGAGCATAACCCTACTATTGAGATCTATGGAGACGCCACAGGTGAAGCGAGAAGCACTAGCTCTAAGCACTCAGACTATGACATCATCAGGAAGTTCTTAGCTAACTATCAACGTAAGGATAAGAAGGTGTTACCGTTCGCCATCAAGGTGCCAAGGTCTAACCCACCGATAAGAGAGCGCCATAACACAGTTAATGCATATTGCCTTAACGCATTAGAGCAGGTACGCTTCTATGTGTATGAGAAGTGCGCCACACTCGATAAGGGTATGAGGCTCACTGCTCTTAAAAAAGGTGCAAGCTACATAGAAGATGATGCTAACGAGTATCAGCACGCTACCACATCGGTAGGCTATGCAGTGGTGTACAAGGACAGGCTTAAGGGTTTAAAGCCTATTACAATATCTTAAGGAGATGAGATGGCAGTATCAGATAAGTTACAGAGTTTAAGTTATCGTAAGATGGTTATAGGCCAGATTAATGGTACTGAGAACAAGGAACGTAAGCGCATCTCTTATAAGCAGAACGAAGTATATAACGACAGGATTAGACCATACATCCTTGAGTACCTTCGCACACAGTTCAAAGAAGAGACTGTGCTACAGATGCCTATCATCGACTCGATTAACCTATCTAAGCGAATCGTTAATAAAGAAGCATCACTCTATGTGCAAGAGCCTAAGCGTGAGTTTAAAGGAGTTAACCCAGAACAGGCCACAGAGTTAGATGAGTTGTACGATAGTCTTAAGATAGATACTAAGCTACTCGTAGCTAACCAGAAGTACTGTAACCAAGGCCAAGCGTTCTTAATGGTCGTACCTACAATGAGTGGTAAGCTTACAGTACGCACACTCATGGCGCATCAGGTAGACGTTATCCCTAACGAGTTTGATCCAGATAAAGCTGACTGCTACATCATGTCTACCTACGATAGATCACTAGACTACTATAAGTCTGATGGTCTTAACCAAGACATTGCAGATGCAGACGACTACAAGGCTCAAGAGCGCTATGTGGTGTGGACTGCTGAGCTTAACTTCATCATGGATGGTAAAGGTAATATCGTATCTGATGTGCTACCTAATCCTATTGGTAGACTTCCATTCGTAGACATTAGCTCTCGTAAAGACTTCGAGTTCTTCGTGCGTGGTGGTGAGGCTCTAACTAACTTCACTATTCAGTACGCATCTGCACTATCTGACTTAACTCAGGTGATTAAGATGCAAGGGTGGTCTGTGGCTTACCTAAAGGCACCAGCAGAGCTTATGCCTACAGAGATCACAGTAGGACCTAACAGAATTATTAGACTCACGATTGATCCTAATAACCCTATCGTTCCTGAGTTCGGCTTCGCATCTCCTAGTCCAGACCTAGCAGGATCTATCTCATTCATCGAGATGCTGCTTGCTAACTTCATTACCTCTAAAGGTCTAGACTCTAAGGTTATCTCATCTAAGCTACAGTCTACCAGCTACTCATCAGGCACTGAGAGACTACTCGCTATGCTTGATATGTTCGAGGCTACTAGATCTGATATGGATCTTTTTTCGTGGGTAGAAGATGAGCTATTTGAACTAATCAAGTTATGGTCTAATGCTATGGTAGGTACACCATTACAAGTGGCATCATTCGTTATCCCTAACGATGCTGAAGTAGACATCGACTATCACTGCCCTGAGATGGTGACCACTGAGCAAGAGAAGCTCACACTTATTACTACCAAGATGGATGCTGGTCTTATGTCTAGAGTTGAGGCTATCGCAGAGCTTCGTGATGTAGACGTAGAAGAAGCAGCAGCTATTGCTCAAGAGATTGATAGTGGAATGATGGCACCAATGCCACAGGGAGCTAACCTTGCCAACAACCAAGCAGAAGGTAACTGAAGAGGAAGTATCCTTAAGGTTTAATCTTAAGGATATGTTCGGCACTGCTGTAGCAGATGAGACTATCGTACAAGATATGGCTAACTCCATCATCGACACGATACGCAACCGCACACTCTCAGGCTTCGGAGTATGGGAGGATGGAAGTGTTAAGCGCTTTAAGAAGTACACTAAAGAATATGCTACTAAAAAAGGTGTAGGTGTGGGTGATGTGGACTTAGAACTAACTGGCTCTATGCTTGATAGTATCGAACTACTAGATTACTCCCCTCAGACATTCTCTATTGGTATCATCGGACCAGATGCGCCAAAGGCTCATGGCCACATGACAGGACAAAATGGAGTAGGTCCACTACCTAAGAGACCATTCCTTAACGTAACAGAGCGAGATATTAAGGCAGTAGTTAAAGACTTCACACCAGACGTTAATGCTCTACAGGATAAGTCAGCTCAAGCTGCTATGAGTAGTAAGCGTGCTGATAACTTAGGCTTCACAGAGGCAGATATTATAGAAGCTATTCGATTGCTACAGTCTGGTAAAGGACCGAGGATCTTATGATCTATGGTTTTGAGCCTAACGAAGAGTATCGCTGGTATCAGAACGAAGACTCCTACGCTAGAGTTATTAAAGCAGAAGAGTCACCAGATGCTTGGTTCATCTGGGTTAGATGGTATCGACTAGACACGGATGAGTACATTACAGATCAGAAGAACTTAGGTATCCTTAAAGCTAATCTCAAGGAGTGGGAATATGGCAAGTCTGGTCCGCATTGAGTTTAAGGGCTTCGATAAGCTTAAGGTAGGAGTTAAGAACGCTCTTAATCAAGCTATCTCTAGTGTTGAGATTAAAGGAGCTATAGCAGATGAAGCTGTTAGGCAGAACGTCAAGGCATTGAGATCTGGCAAGGATATTAAAGGTGGACAGCTGCCACAGAAGCATAAGTCTTATCTTGAATGGCTTAAAATATTAGAGAAGTTTAACGAGACATCTCCATTCTATAAGAGACTTAAGTCTAATGCCACCTTCACAGGTCAGTTATTAGACGAAGGTATTAAGTACGACTTCGGACCTTATGGATCACACGTTGTTACTATTGGCTTCTCTGATAAGAAGCATAAACCACTTAATATAGCGCACAAGAAGGCACTAACTAAAAAAGGTAACATTAATAAAAAAGCACGAGAGGCTATTAAGGCAGGTAATGCTAAGGAGTACTCTGCACAGCTTAGCAAAAAGAGAGTTACCTTCAAGCAGATTGCAGGATGGCTAGAAGACAAGGGATGGAATTTACTTGATATGTCCCCTCGACTAGAGAAGTCTATTAACAGACTAGTAATAACTAAATTAAGAACCATGCTCAGAGACCTTCGTAGAAGATAGTTGACGAGCTAATAACAAGGAGTATCATGATGTCAACCGATAGCACCAGTGGTGCATCAACAGATGCCAGTGGCACTGAAGAAAATAAGCCCCTACAAGATAACTACCCTAAGGACTTCGTAGAGAAGTTACTTAAGGAGAAGAAGAACGCTAGGTCTGCTGCTGATGAAGCCGCTAGACAAGCTGCTGAGCTTAAGGAGAAGCTGGCAGAGTATGAGACTAAGAAGCTTGAAGAACAAGGGAAGTACCAAGAGCTTTTACAAGCCGAGAGAGAGAGACTCAAGGCCAAGGATCAAGAGTACTCACTTCTAAAGACTACTATCATTCAGGATAGAGTACGAAGTGCGATAGCAGTAGAGGCAAGTAAGCTAGGTTGTGTGGATGTGGATGCACTTATTAAAGTCGGTGACTTGAGTAAGATCACACCAGATCCTAAGACGCTAGATGTAGACGGTAACGAAGTAGTTAGTTTCGTTAATGAGATGTTGGCAGGGAAGCCATATCTATTTAAGCAAGCTGCTCCACGAGTTAACGATCTACCACCAAGCAGTCAACCTGGACAAGCTACAGACATGAGCAAGCTCAGTAGAGCAGAATTAATGGACCTGTTAGCTAAGAGTAAGTAATATTATTAACAAACTATTCTCCCATAACTAGGGAGCTAGGAGACAAAATGTCAATCAATGGCAATACACAGATGTCAGCTACTAAGATGGATGTCATCGCAGCAGTTGTTCAAAAAGAATTAAAGTTCGCAGCTAAGCTTAGCCCACTCTTCACAGACTTCTCTGCTTTTGCAGTTAAGGGAGCTAAGTCGGTATCTATCCCTAAGATGGGATCAATGACTGTAGAGAACAGAGCTTCTGGAGTAGAAGGCACTCCACAGCTTGTACTATCTAGCGTCGATAAATTAGACCTAGACATCAGAGCTTACATCAGCTTTATCGTTGATCCACAAGATGCAGCACAGTCTGTATTGAACTGGGAGATGGTATTGGCTGAGCGTGCTGGTGCTTCTCACGGTCGTTATGTAGATACTAAGCTTGTAGAAGCATTGGCTACATACAAGGGTTATGACCTTGGCTTGCCTGCTGTTACTCGTGATGGTATCTTGGCAGCTCGTCAACAGTTGCTTAAGAACGACTTCACACAAGATGAACACGTTCTTATCATCTCTCCTGCTCAAGAGACTGAGCTTCTTAAGATTGCTGAGTTCTCTCGTGCAGACTACGTTGCAGGAAGCACTGCTACTATCTCTGGTATGATCGGCAAAGTTTACGGTACACCAGTTGTAGTATCTAACGCATTGGCTGATGCTGAAGCATGGTATGTTGCTAAGTCTGCTCTTGGTTTTGCGTTCCAACGCTCTCCAGTAGCTGCATCTCAGCCATACAACCAAGCAGGTGTCGGTGCATCATTGTATGCTACTGAGCAATTGTTCGGTATCAAAGGCTTGCAGTTGGCTGAAAAAGGTCTATCTGCTGGTCAATCTGCTGGTATCGTATCTATCATCTAATCAAGCGAGGTAGTTGAGTGGCTGGTAACAGTAGCTCTATTAATATACCTAACTTCATCGCCGCTTTAACTCCACAAGGGTTAAGGCGGCTTATGCTTATGAACAATCTTAAGCATGGTTATTTTTTTAAGTACTACTCTATCGAGTTTATTAACGGCAAGTGGTACGCTTGGTACTATGCTGAAGCAGACTCTAAAGATATGTCTAACATGGTTAAGGGTGGTGGCTAATGGATATAGCTAAGACTTTAGACTTGAGACATTACGACTCTTATATAGAGTCACCTTCAAGACCAGGCAAGACTGCTCAAGAGATCAGTGGTAGCATTAGTATAGATGCTAATCCATTCGCACCTCCTGCTAATGCAGATGCTATAACTGCTGCGTATCCATCTAACTCTGTAGAGGTATTCTACTACAGGCAGGGTGGAGATGCTGGCACTATCTTAAAAATTGTGACTATTACCTATACTAACTCTAACAAAAAGGACTTACTTAAGGTTGAGGTGTCTTAATGCATCTTAAGTTTAATCCATTCACAGGGCAGTTAGACTTAGTAGATACAGGTGGAGCAGGTGGTACTACTAATAGCATCATCATAACTAAGACAGCAGGTGAGACCATCAGTGCGCTTAAGGCAGTATACGTTAAGCTCAGTGATGGACTAGCCTATGTGGCCAGCAGTGCAGCTACTAATGTAGAGGCATTGGTTATAGGTATAGCTATATCATCTGGTAATGCTGGTGATTTAATAACCATAGTTACATCAGGAGAAGTAGTAGACGCTGGGTGGTCGTGGTCTAGTAACGGTGAAGTGTACTTATCTAGTAACGGATCTG